GGACACACTTCTGGTGTCTCCATTTCCCTTTCTCCTTTCAACTTGCTCTTTACAAGCAATAAATACTGTAGTTATACTACTATTTTGGCAATAATTAGGCAATCTTTTCCATCTAGGATCTTTGATCATCTTATCTGCTACATAGAAATACAATCTCATATTGTTTTCTACAATATCACTATTCTTCAACATATATTCTGACTTCATCTTTCTCTCCCTCTTCTGTAAATCTTACAGCTATCTGCTTTATAGTTCTAAATTCTCCTTGAAGATCTTTACCATCTTCATCTGAATTAAAATCAAAATTTTTACTGACATATTTCGTACCACATATTACGACTTTACAATCTGATGATATGCGGTTTACTTTGCATATTATATCTTTTAGTTGTTCCATAGTTGGTTTCATAATACTAATCCTTTCAATACAATTATATTTTCTTGAGAATCTAATGATCCATCTTCATCATAATTACTTATAAACTCAGATCTCACTTCTCTTACTAAAGTTACTTTAAAATCTGATGTAACATATACTTCTATGTTCTCATCATATTTACTTAATATTTCTTGAAGTTGTTTTATCTTCATAGCTCCTCGCTTTCGGTTATCTCAAACCAATTTTTTTTTAGATGCAAGAGGGTATATTTCAACCCTCTCGCAATATGTATTACTGATCAAACAATGATACTGTATCTCCAATCTTTAGAACTGGATCTACCTTGTGTCCATTCTTTGACCACCAGCTGTTAACAACCTTGTTGTTGTCTTGCTTTTTCTCAAAAGTCATTGGCTTTGATCTGTATGGTACATAGTCTTTACCAATCACAGACTTGAAGAAATCCTTAGTAGCTTGGACTTGAATACCAAGTAAATCTACGCTGTATTGTAGATTGTTCATACCGATTGACAACTGCTGTAACTTGTTACCAGTTACTTCTTGATTGTTCTGATATGCTTCTTGAGTACCAATATAACTACCATTATCTTCTGATACCATTCTCAGCTTGACTTGAAGTTTGTCTACAGCTTTTTGAGCTGAATCCTTTCTTTTCTCAAGTCTTGCAATATTTGAATTAAGATCATACTCAATAGATTTGAGATCATCTTCAGCTATCTCAGCTTTGTATAAAATACCCAAACCATTTGTAGTATTTTCGTATTTGTCATGTAATATAACTTCGTGTTGCATAATCGCTCCTTTCGAAATCTCATCTAAAGTAAGCTCATCTTACTCAAGATTGAATAACTTGATTATGCAAATGGAAAATCATCTCTAGTCAAGCTTGTTCTCGTACAGCGCGATCCTACGCACTTGAGGATCGTGCAGCATGAAGCGGAACATAGCTTTACTTGGGATTTTTTATTTGCTATAATCATACATCTTGATATGATAGGGCTGTACCTCCTACCACATCTTGTTATCACTAATTAACTCTTGACACCTCAGAATACTCAAGTATCCTTACGACAGGCATGAACGAATTATCAAACAAGAATGATGAACTAACCGACAAACAAAAGAAGTTAGTTGATACTATCGTAACCACAGGGTGTAGTATAACCGAAGCAGCAAAGATTGCTGGATACTCAACAAAAAAGAGTAAAGATACAGCCAGGGTAATAGCATCTCGTACATTACGAATCCCAAAGGTACAGCAATACATGATGAAACAAGTATCTAGTCAGATAGGACTAGGAGCTGTAACCGCTAGTAATAAACTCATCAAGTTAGCAGAATCAGCTAAGTCAGAGTATGTACAACTAGAAGCCAGTAAGGATATACTGGACAGGGTGGGATTACGCACAGCCGAGAAGATAAAGCACGACGTAACAGGAGACATAAAGGTCAGTATAGACTTGAGCTAACTTGACGAGTAGGGGGTTAGAAAAGTACAACGCTGACATAGTGATAGGTCCTACTCTAACAATAAAGCTCAAAAAAGCTCTATGTTAATGTGCATAGAAAAAATATCATAAACTGATAAGGTTAGATTGACACTAATGTGGTACATATTGTACAAACTATACTGGTTAAGTAGAAGTGTCGGTGGTCGACCACTTTAACTAAAACAAAAGGAGTACAATATGAAACACCCAATGAAGAAACCAAAGAAAGCTAAGAAACAAGCAGCTACTGCTGTTGGTATGAAGAAAGCTGGTAAGAAGCCTAAGAAGAAAAAGAATATGTATGGAATGTAATGGCTAAGAAGTCTACAGTAAATAAATCTGGAAACTACACAAAGCCTACAATGAGAAAAAGAATGTTTAACTCAATAAAAGCTAGTGCAGTACAAGGTACAGCTGCTGGTAAGTGGAGTGCCAGGAAAGCACAACTCTTAGCTAAAAGATATAAGGCAGCTGGAGGAGGATATAGATGAAACATACTAAACCTAAGAAGAAAACTAAATTTCCAGATCTTAATAAAGATGGAAAGATTACTAGAGCCGATATTCTAAGGGGTAGAGGTGTTTTTAAAAAGAAAAAAAAGAAGAAGTGAGTAAATCTCGTAGACAGCAATCCTTGTCAGCATGGGGAAAGCAGAAATGGAGAACTAAGTCTGGTAAAAAATCAAGTAAAACAGGAGAAAGATATTTACCTAGCGCTGCTATAAAAGCCTTATCTGCACAAGAATATGCTGCTACTACGAGAGAAAAAAGAAAAGCAAAGAAAAAAGGTAAACAATTTTCTAAACAACCTAGAGCTATAGCTGCAAAGGTTAAAAAATATAGGAGCTTCTAATGGCAGTAGAACTAACAAAGAAACAAAAAGAATTAATGAAGAAACATAAAGTACACCATACTGCAAAGCATATGGCTTTTATGACAAAAGAAATGAAAAAAGGAAAATCATTTACAGCATCACATAAACTTGCCCAAAAGAAAATTGGAAAATAATGGTTGCCAAAAAATATCAGAATCCAAAAGGTGGACTTAATGCTGCTGGTAGAGCTTACTTCAAAAGAAAAGAGGGAAGTAATTTAAAATCTCCAGTAAAAAAAGGTGTTAATCCACGAAGAATTTCTTTCGCTGCTAGATTTGCTGGTATGAAAGGACCAATGAAAGATGAAAAAGGTAGACCAACGAGAAAGGCACTGGCTCTTAAGGCATGGGGATTTGGCTCAGTTGAAGCTGCCAGGAACTTTGCAAATAGACATAAAAAAAAGTGAATTGATTTTTTAGATAGCTTGTATAAAAAGCTATAATGACAGAAACTCAACTCCAAGAATTACAAGAACTAAAAGAAACAAACAAGTTTTTACTTGATAGATTAGAGAAAGCATATATTGAAAGTGGTAAGTTAAGACAAAAATTAATGAAGAGGGGAGAAAGAAAATTTCCAGTCAAAAGCGAAAAGGTACAAGGGTCGAAAACGAAATAGTTAAGCTATTTCAAAAAGAGGGATATAATGCCAAACGACAACCATTGTCTGGAGCTTTGCAAGACTTTCCACATGATGTCAAAGTAAATGATCTATATGGTGGTACTACCATAGAAGTAAAAGCTAGAAAATCTGGAGAGGGATTTACACAGCTTGATAAATGGAAAGGATCAGCAGATTTATTAATTTTAAAGAGAGATTTTCAAAAACCTATGGTATACTTATCATGGGATTTTTTTAAGGAGTTTCTAAATGACGAAAGACAGAACAGACGACGTAACAAATCTGGAGAACAGGCAGATATTTCAAATCAGTTACCAGGAGAGACAACGATTGAGAAAGATAGTGAAAAGAGTACATCTAAAATTTCTTCCAGAAAATTCTATAACGGACAAGGAAGCAGACAAATTGATAGAAAGTCTTGGCCCAAAGGTAAGAGAAAAATTGTTAATAGAATACATAAACAAAGTAAAATAGATGGGAAATCTCAGCTACAAACCAGATGGGAATACCTTAAAACAATTTCTAAAAAGTAATGATTTTTTTAGAGGAGTAAGAGGTCCAGTAGGATCTGGTAAATCAGTAGCTTGTTGTATTGAAGTTCTTAAAAGAGCATTAGAACAAAAACCAAATCAAAATAATATACGAAAATCAAGATGGGCAGTAATACGAAACACTAACCCACAACTTAAAACAACTACAATAAAGACTTGGCTAGATTGGTTTCCAGAAAATGAATGGGGAGCTTTTAGATGGTCTATACCTTATACCCATCATATTCAAAAAGGAAACATAGATCTAGAAGTTATATTCTTAGCTTTAGATAGACCAGAAGATGTTAAAAAATTATTATCATTAGAGCTTACAGGTGTATGGGTTAATGAAGCAAGAGAACTACCAAAGTCAATCATAGATGCTTGTACTATGAGGGTAGGTAGATTCCCTAGTATGAGAGATGGTGGAGCTTCCTGGTATGGAGTTATTGCTGATACAAATGCTCCAGAAGAAGATCATTGGTGGTCAATAATGAGTGGAGAAGTACCAGTACCAGATCATATATCAAGAGATGAAGCTATTATGTTAGTTAAACCAGATAACTGGTCTTTCTTTACACAGCCATCTGCTATGAAAGAAAAAAAAGAAAAAGATGGTACACTTGTTGGATATAAAGAAAATATTTCATGTGAAAACAAAAAAAATCTAACAAAAGATTATTATAACAATGTTATCAAAGGAAAAACAAAAGGTTGGATAGATGTTTATGTAATGAATAAACTTGGCAGCATAGAAGAGGGTAAACCTGTTTATCCTATGTGGAATAATGATTTACATTTATCGAAAGAAAATATTGAGCCAGCTCCAACTTCTGTGTTTATTGGTATTGATTTTGGATTAACACCAGCTGCTGTCTTTGGTCAAAAATTACCAAATGGTAGATGGTTAATATTACAAGAATTAGTTTGCTTTGATATGGGTGTATCTAGGTTTAGTGAGCTACTTAGATTTGAAATAGCAAAAAATTATTCTGGATTAGATGTAGAAGTATATGGAGATCCAGCTGGAGATTTTAGAGCTCAAACAGATGAAACAACACCATTTCAAATACTACGACAGAATGGAATAAAGGGTAAACCAGCTCCATCAAATGATATAGCACTACGAATAGAAGCTGTAGAAACAGCTTTAAATAGATTAATTGATCAAAAACCAGGCTTTTTAGTAGATAAAAGGTGTATAAATCTAAAAAAAGGTTTTAATGGTGGCTATTTTTATAGAAGATTACAAACTTCTGGCGATAGATATGATGAAAAACCTATGAAAAATAGATATTCTCATGTCCATGATGCTTTACAGTATCTATTAATGGGAGCTGGAGAGGGTAAAACATTATTATCTGGTAGAGCTTCAAAGCCAACTATATTAAAAACTAGAGGTTGGGATATATTTAGTGGGCAAAGAAAGTCAGTATGGCGAAACAAACTGAATGGTTAGTATTTTTCTATGAAAACAATGACTTTCATAGATCTCATAAGTTTTTTAAGAAAGGATTTAAACATTGTGGAGTTATGTCGTATGATCCACATAAAAAAATATGGTTATTAGTAGAATATAATTTTGGTCATTTGTTTGTAGAAACACTAGATGAAGAAGAAGTAGATAAAATATTTAGAATGATTAGTCAAAAAAATGGAAAAATACTACAAGTGCCAGTTAAATATAATTTACCTAGATTCCCAGTAATAATGAGATCCTGGATTAAAGAGCATAGCTGTGTTAGTTATGTTCAAAGATTACTTGGAATGTCAAAGTTTTGGATATTCACACCATATCAGTTATATTGTGAGTTGAAAAAAAAAGGTTTTTCTGAAATAAAGCTGTAATGGGTGCATTTCGTAGACCAAGAATGGAAGAATCTGAAGCTGATAAACAGCTACGCAAAGATATTGAAAGAAGAAGAAAAGAAGAAGAAGAAGAAAAAATAAGATTAGAAAAAGAACAAAAGAAACAAAAAGGTAGAAGAAAAAAAGGTATGGTTGGACAAAGAAGTTTATTTACTAAAGGAACAAAAGGCATGACAGATCCAGAGGGTAAAACTTATGAGTAGTCAAAATGGAACTAGATCATCTTCTAGTGGTGGAAGTTATGGAGGAGACAGATATGATTCTTCAGAACAAAGAACAGAAGCAAAAAAATCTGTTGCAAAAGTAGCAGTAAATACAGCTGTACAAAGAGAAAAAGAAAAAGGTAATGAACTATATGGTGGAGCTGCATCTCAAGCTGCAAAAGATTCTTTAGTAGATCAAAGACTTGCAAAAGTAGGAAGTTATTTTGTTCAACAAGGTGGAGAATTTATACGAGTATCTAAAAATCAATATGATGCAGCTAAAGCTGCTGGTCAAAAAGTTTCTACAAGTATTACAGGACAAAATTTAAATGAAATGTTATATGGTCAATCAGATCCAACAGGAGCTATGGGTACTGGAGATCCAACAGGTATATTATCATCAACTGCAATATCTCAAAAAATGTTTGAAAGACAAAGAAATATAAAATTAGCAATAGCTGGTGGATTAGCTATGGCTGGTGTACCAGGTATACCAAGTGCTATGTTATATGATTCTATGAGAACAGACTATGAGGGATATTTAGATAGATTTAATAAAAATATGACAAGTACATCTATAGCTGCATCTTCTAATAGAACAACAGATAGTGGATCTACATCTGGAGTTACTAATGATGCAACAATAACAAATCAAAATCAAGATGCTGTATTAGAAAAAGAATTAAGAGAAAATAGAATTGCTGCACTTACTGGAGCTGGAGGAACAGATGCAGAAAGAAGAGCTTTACTAGCAACTAGCACAAGAACAATAACAGGATCAATGGCATAATGGCATATATAGAATTAGCAAATACAGAACTAGATAGTGGAATTACAGATAATCGAGTAGCTTCTTTTATGAAGAAGTATAGAGATTCAGAAAAAATATACGATCATTGGAAAGATAAGTATGAAGAAGCATATGAATATACTTTACCACAAAGAGAATCTTTTTATGAAGAAACTGTAGGAGAGAGAAGAACAGATAAAATATTTGATGAAACAGCTGTAGTAGGTATACAAGAATTTGCTAGTAGATTACAAGCTGGTCTTGTTCCTACATATGGAAGATGGGCAAACTTTGAAGCTGGATCAGAAGTACCAGATGAACAAAAACCAGCAATAAATGAACAACTAGATGCAATAACAAAATATGTTTTTGAAATAATTGCTGGATCTAATTTTAATCAAGAAATACATGAAGCATTTATGGATTGTGCTATTGGTACTGGTGTGCTTTTAGTAGAAGAGGGAGATAGTTTAAACCCAATAAACTTCCAAGCTATTCCATTACCAAGAGTAATGTTAAACAATGGACCAAATAATAAAGTAGATACTGTATTTAGAAAAAGAAGTATTGCTTATAACAGACTAATGACAGCTTATCCTAAAGCAGAAATGTCTCCAGAAATGTTAAAAATTATAGATGATAAACAAGGAGAAAAAGCAACTGTAGTTGAGGGTGTATTTAGAATGTATGATGAGCCTAATTCAGAAAAATTTAAGTATTGTGTTGTTTGTATGAATGAAAAAGAAATGATATTTGAACAAGAACTATCTGGAATAGGTAGTAATCCTTATATAGTATTTAGATGGAATAAAGCATCTGGAGAAGTGTTTGGTCGTGGTCCAGTATTTAATGGTATGGCTGCAATCAAAACAACAAATCTTACAGTAGAA